AAATTTATTAATGTCGAGAAAAGATATCAGAAAATTGGTAGAGAAATCGAATGAATGTTATTCTAAAATGGATTTCGTGGGAGCCATGAAATACCGGAAACAGATAAAGGATATTATTGACAAGGAGTCCAGGATCATGCTAACAAGAAGCGAGTCGCTTATTGAGCTAATGAACGGCTCTGGCGATGAGTATAAGTTCAAGATGTTGGTATGGCTACATTCCATGATGTGCATGGCGGATGTATTTAACGGGATATTGGAGGATTTCAAGGATGGGGTAAGGAAAGCCAATGGCAACTCTAAGTTCGTTAAGTTCGATAATCTGGATAGATTGATGACAGAATGTAAGAAAGAGATTGATTACCTGATGAAAGGCACAAGTAAATCATTCCAGATATCTTTTGCCGTAAGGAGCGATGAGATGAGGGAGATGATAGAGAATATGGTTGGGAATAATATCCGGGAAGGGTACGACATGTTCAAGGAAGAGGCTGAGATGGTGAATGAGACAGACAGGAGTAAGATAGAGGAATTTAATAAAAAACTTGACCATGATCAAATGTAATATAAAGCTAGGCGATATAGTCCATACCCAGATAGGAACAGGAGAGGTGATAGCCATAAGCAAGACCAAGGAAACTTTAATGGTGAAAATGGACGATGGTCGGGAGTGTGCGATAAGATTAGAGTACGTGAAAGACGTTTTTGATAACTACAGATCCAAATGATTTACAAATTAAGACCATATCAAGAGGAATGCGTTAAAAGTATCTCCGATTACATAAACTCTGATAGGCATGATCCAGTGTTAGTCATCGGACCGGTAGGTTGCGGTAAATCGATCCTCATAGCAGAAGCGGCAAGATTGATGGGAGATAAGACGCTGGTTCTCCAGCCGTCTCGCGAATTACTAATACAAAACTACTGCAAGCTTACATCATATGGCATACCGGCGACCATCTACTCCGCCTCCTGTGGCAAGAAAGAGCTATCTAACATGATATACGCCACGTTAGGGTCTATCAAGAAGGTTGTTGGTCAGCTTAAGGAGATGGGAATCAGAAATGTATTGATAGATGAGGCTCATGCCGGATATAGTCCTGAAGACGGCAGTGAGTTCATGACATTCATGAATGAGCTGAAGCCGAGAAAGGTGATAGGGTTTACAGCCACGCCATGTAGACTTAAAAACATGTCGATAGGACAGACATCATATTCCCAACTTAATTTCATCACTCGTATGAGACCGGTATATTTCAAGAACCTGATTCACGTGATACAGGTAGAGGAGATGATAAGGCAAGAATTTTGGACACCTCTTAAATATGAGACATGGGATTTCAATGGAGATGCCCTTAAACTCAATTCTAACGGCTCCGAATATACGGCTGAGTCTATTAGTGAGGCGGTGAGAAAAAATGGCTTAAACAACCTTATTTTACGTCGGTTGATGGTATTAAAAGACATCTGTAGATCTATACTGGTGTTTATGGATTCTGTTGAGAGCTGCAATACTGCCGCCGAATGGATGAACGCCAAGATATGTGCCGGCATTGCGGAGGTGGTTCACGGAGGCACGCCAAAGAAGCAGCGGGAGGCTATAGTTGAGAGGTTCAAGTCGGGTAAGACGAAGGTAGTGTTCAACTATTCCGCCCTCGGTACGGGATTCGATCATCCGGGTCTGGATTGTGTGATAGTAGGAAGACCAACATTCTCATTCTCGTCGTTTTATCAGTGGCTTGGGAGAGCTGTCAGGATAAAGGACGGTAAGGATAGCGCATTGGTCGTTGATTGTTGCAATAACTCGTCAAGGTTCGGTGATATAAGAGAACTTAGTATAGAGAACTACAAAGGATATGGATGGGGGATGTTTATCGGCGATAAACTAATTACCAATATCCCGATGGGGGATAAGGTAACGAAAACAGATCTGGATATCAAAGCCGCCAAGAAAGATCGTAGGAGGGGGCTGGCGCAGGGCGTAACCGCCGCCCCTGTACCCGGAAGGCCGGATCATCCCCTTGGCTCTACGGTAATGACATTTGGAAAGTATAGTGGGTGGATGTTACATTCGATCCCAGTATCGTACTTCAAATTCATAAACGAGACATTTGACTGGGATAATGATAGAAATAAGGAGATAAAAGAATACATAGATTTTTTAATTAAAAACAATAGATTATGACAGGATGTATATATCATGAGGCTGATCTTGACGGAGTAATGTCAGCGGCTATAGTAAAAAAGTATTTCAAAGGGGACATTGATCTTCTTCCTTACAATTATGGCAAGGAAATACCTGACGTAAATAAATATGATAAGGTGTTTGTAGTTGACGTGTCATTTGGCGATAGAACGAGATTCTTATTCGACGAATGGGAAGACAAGGGGATAGATGTCACATGGATAGACCACCATAAGACGGCGATAGAAGCTGTGAAGGACTATAATGTCAAAGGCAAAAGACGTATCGGAACGGCGGCTTGTGAGCTTACGTGGGAATATCTTTTCGATGATATCGAAACCCCTGACGTGGTAAAATTATTGAGCGCTTATGATGTATGGGATCATGATCGCTTCGAATGGAGTGACGTTCTTTCATTCCAATATGGGATGAGAGGGTATTGCGGGCTTGACGTTGACATGGTCAGGGAGGTGCTAAACAAGGCGAATGGCGAGTTTGTTTCTGATATGATAAGAAATGGCGAGGCCATAATAGAATATATCATCGAGAAAAACAGAGGAGAAATGAAGATGTTCTCATTCGAGGCAGATATATTTGGATACAAGGCGATATGTATGAATACTACGGAGTTTAACTCCACCACATTCGAGTCTATGTACGATCCTAGAAAACATGATTTGATGATGCCATTTTGCTGGAACGGTAGATTCTTCAGATGCTCGTTCTATACCACCAAGGAGGAGGTGGATGTCTCGGCGCTGGCACGCAAGGCCAACCCCGGTGGAGGAGGCCATAAGGCGGCTGCCGGCTTCCAGCTTAGCGTGGAGGATATGATGGGATTTTTGAAAGAAAGGAGGATGTGATATGGTAGGGTTGATATCTATTATTATAATAACAGTAATCTCCTTTGCCATGATGATGGAGGGATGGAAAAAATATGATTCACAAAAGTTTTACACAGGGTTGCTTGTAATAGGCATAAGTATCATAATGATATTTCCAGTAATGCAATATAATATGGAGAATATGAAAAACGTGTATAAATTTAATAAACTTAACGAAATGAAGCTAGACGATTACGGCTTCGGTTTATTCGAGTACAATGGTGCTCTTTATTTCAAGGAGGCAGATGAAGGGAGATGCTTTGATGTAAGGAGCGGGAATGAGGCTATTATCGGGAAAGATAAAATTGTAACGACCTTGGAGGATTGATCATGAGAAAACTTGACGACACCAACAGGACAAGAAAGAAAAACGTACGGCACTCGTGGGTAAAGGCGGGGCCGGGGATCCAACGCTGCGCTATTTGCGGAATTACGAAGCAAAGCGAGTGGAGGGACGGGAAGACCTCGCATTGCGTATATCTATCATCTGGTGAGCTTTATTCTATGACAGGAGAAACACCAGAATGCAGGGATCTTAGTGAATTTTATTAATCTAAAAAGTATATAATTACCTAATAATAAAACAAAAAGGAGTTTGAAATGAAAGAGGAATTTAGCAAATACGACAAAGTCGTTTATGATGGTGAGGTATTTGAGGTACTTGAAACCGCCGACAATACGGGAATGATGAAAATAGAACCGTTATTTGATGAGACATATAAATCCATTTGGGCTGATGAGGAGATGGTTGTTTCGTTAAATAGGGCTATCAAGTTAAGGCTTATTGATGATGAGACGGCGGATGAGGCGATTAATTTCGGGAAGCCAAAAATAGGAGACGCAGTGGTGGAAAGCGGGCCGCTTGTAGGGAAAGACGGCAGCGGGAAGGACGACCGGGCCGACGGTAAACTCCGGTGGGATCTTCTTCCTTTGGCTGAGATAGAGGATATCGTGAGGGTATATACGGAAGGAGCCAAGAAATACGCCGATAACTCATGGCAAGATATACCTGATGGATTCAATAGATATTTTGCTGCGAGTCAACGTCATATAATGGAATATATGAAAGGAGAGAAATTCGACAAAGAAACTGGTTGTTATCATCTTGCATGTGCGGCATGGAATATAATAGCTATGTTATATTATGACAAACATGGTAAAGGTAGGGATATGTCTAAAAATAAGACATTTAAATTCATAGAGGAAGCATCCATAGTACATGGAAACAGATATGATTATAGCAAATCAATATATAATGGGCATGACAGAAAGTTAATTATAACATGTAAGATACATGGAGATTTTATGCAAACACCTCATAATCATCTAAACGGGCATGGGTGTCCTAAATGTAGATATGACATGAACAGAAGATTAATATGCGGAGTCGGTGTAAATGACATATACGGGAGTAAAAACGATAGGAGTTATAACACATGGTGTCATATGATAAAGAGATGTTACATGAAATCTAAAAAATTCAATGCATATAAAGATTGCTATGTATGTGATGAATGGAAAATATTCAGTAATTTTAAAAAATTTTATGATGAGAATTGTCATGATAGTACATTTCATCTTGATAAAGATATAATATTCCAAGGAAACAAAGAATACTCACCTCAAACATGCGTGTTTGTCCCCATGGAAATAAATGAATGTATAAAATCTGAATGGTCAAACAATAAGACTCTTCCACTGGGTGTTACTAAAACGAAATATGGTAAATATAGGTCAAGATGTAGAATAGAAAAAGGGGAAGGAGAAACACATATAGGTGTGTATGAAAATGAAAAAGAAGCATTTTATGCCTATAGGGAATTTAAGAAAAAAAGGCTTAAGGAAATGGCCGAAGAATATTTTAATAATGGATTGATAGACAAAAGGGTGTATGATGCCATATTGTCGTATGAGATATACCCATTTAAATATGGGGACAAGAGAAATGATGAATATGATTATACAAGTAACAAAAACAACAAAGGGCTAACAGAATGGAAAAGTCAGGAGAAAGAGTAGTAGATGAGAGATTAAAAGCTATTGACAAAAGGACTGGTAGGTATATTAATGTGATCAGGCGTACTATTGACGATGGTACTCCATTCTCGACAGTTAAGTACCTTGATAAGAATCGTAAAGAGCTGAATTATGATTGTGTAAGGCATCTTAATTTTGATATAGACATAGATTGGGAGTTGAGAAGATATCAGATCGTGAAGGATTTATTATCTAACAGTTTCGATGGGAGGAGGATGGGTGTAGATGAGATAGATAATGCTATATTTACAGCGGATTTAATTATTAACAAATTAAAAACTATTTAAAGATGGTAAGAATCGATTTTTTCACGAAGAAAGACGCTGAGTACAGCGATTACATGCGATATATTATCGCCAACACGTTACAGGAGTATGAGGGTGAGGTTACGTTGAACCAGATCCCGGAGAACAAGGCCACGGAGGAGGAGATATCCAAGTACGGTATAGAGGTATACCCTACTATCATCATCAGTGGAGATAATATGGATGGCTTTAACAAACTTGAGGGGATGGCTAGAAAGGCTGACCTTATCAACGTCATGTCATTATACGATAAAAAATAAGCCCATGACGCTAATGGATAAATATTTTGGCTGGAAAGATATATTCTTTGACAGGTTCGTGCATTGTTGTAATGAAAAAAGTGACCAACCACAAGGGAGTAATATACCTCTAGCCAAAATAAACTTCGATAACAAGACAGGATATGTGGAGGACGGGACTATTAATATAGCCGAGCTTCTTCAATATCTTTGGATAAACAATAAGGTCTATGGGTGTGAATATGCGCCCATAGATATATCTTCTGTCTTACAAACATTGATCAGATTGACCGAGAACGCTAAACATATGTTTGAGGATCAACCGGGTATATATGACATGATCCCATATAGAGGTTTTTTTCTTAGAGATGATTTTTTATCCGGGAAAGATTATTCACTTGATTTGGATAAAATAGTGAGCGGTATGGGAGGATGGTATGGGGAGGATGAGGATCCATGCTACTCGATGTTCGTCAGTCAAGACCAGATATGGAACTTGAACCCGATATTGAAGGTATTAGCTGATGAAGGGTCTATTCTAGCCAAAGAACTTGGATATGATATAAACTCATATGTCAGCGATAATGGATACACGATATACAACCCATACCTTTCATGGATCAATCATTACTATCATTATTGCCCGACATTTAACGAGGATAAATTAAAGCCTTGGGATAGGGTAGAGGATAGGAAAAATAAGTTCAAGATGACGGATAAGGTTAAGAGAGGCGCCAATAACTGGTACTATTCAGGCGGAACTATATCTTGTGTAGATAGCTTCTTAGGGAAGAAATACAGGAAGAATCTCCGAACCTTTATCTATCGTGGAATAGTATTCTTCCTTGACAGGATATGGCATACGCCTTTATTTGAGAAGATGGGTGTGAAAATGAAATATAACGCTTATTACTGTTATGCCGCCACCTCCGGTATTTGGTACAATAAAGGATTCAAGAAAAGGCTAGCCAAGAGATTTAACGAGTCTTTACGTAGCGGAGGGGAGCTGTTCGGGGCTAACCTAGCCTGCATGGTATGTGACCGACGGGATATCGATTGGGGGGCACTTCGTCTTTGGCTTGATAAATACGATGATCCTACTGATAAGGGCATGGTGAATAGCCCTATTCAATTTATGTACCTGTATTTACATTATAGAAATAACACATATAAATATGAAGGTAATTATATACCAAACAGAATTAAGAGATGATTATAAACAAGAAATGGTCAATGCCGAACAGTGAGACATTCAGCATAAGACCGATAAGGGAACTTATAGACAAATATCGAGAAGAGGGGATGGTTATAGTGGATCCGTTCGCCAGAAACAGCGATATAGGGACAATCACCAACGATCTTGACCCTGATACTAAAGCTATGTATCATAAAGACGCCACAGACTTCCTGCGTGGTCTTAAGGATAATATAGCTGATATGGTACTATATGATCCACCATATTCCACGAGACAGGTATCCGAGTCGTATAAAAGACTTGGAGGTGCTGTTGATATGCAAACAACACAATCTAGTTATTGGGCTAGGCAGAAGAAGGAGATAGCTAGGATCACCAAGAAAGGAGGGGTGATCATTACCTGCGCGTGGAACTCCGGCGGTATAGGGGCAGGTCTTGGCTTCGAGCAGCAGGAGATTCTTCTCGTGGCTCATGGGGGATGGCATAATGATACGATCGTTACAGTAGAAAGGAAAATGAAATTATGAAGGAAAGGATATTCACCACAAAAGAACAGGGGAGGGTGCTGGTCGAGGCTGGGCTACCTATCTCTACCGCCATCGGCTTCAGAGACAAGTATCTGGATCAATTACATTCTATGGAGGATGACGCTGGTCGTATAGGACTGATCGAGGCGGTTACCCCGGATATATCCAACCCTGTTTGGGATGTAGGGACGTTACTGAATTTATTCCCATATGAGATAGAGGGTTCTACATTCGAATGTTATAAGCTAGAAAACGCATGGTTTGCATTATATAGGGATATAGATGATATTCCTATATATTGGGGAAAGGAGAAACATCTTATAGATACGTTATTTTCACTGATGATAACATTATTAAAAAATGGATTATATGAGTATAAAACAAACAGCAAGAATAAGGTACAAAACGGAGGATAATCCGCCTATGGCTAATGTTCCTCTTATAGGATACAGCAAAAAATATGACTGTTGGGTAGCGTTAGTATACAGAAAAGGGGATAACTATTACACCAATATGGAGTGCGATGTTGAATATAAGACATTTCCTCCAGATGAGTACGAATACGTATATCCGTGATAACTAAAAGGAATATATTTGTATTTAAGCATGATTAATATTATTTTAATATTATTCATGCTTTTATTTTTGTTTAAATCGTAAATTTGTATCGTTATTAAAAATCAGATTATTATGGATGAAAACAAACAAAAAGTCAATGAGCTAACGATGAGGACGCTGGGTTCTCATTATGGCGGATATACCTATGTAAAGGTAAAAAATCGTGAAACTTATGTAACGATAAATTGGGAGCTATTGAGGGCTATAGAGAAAGGGGAAGTGGAGATAGACAATGAGAAATATCATCTATCCGGAATGGAATACATAGCCAAAAGATATCAGGACATGGTTTATGCCGGTCATGATATTTATTATTTTAAAGGTATAGGAGAAAGAGGAGTAACCGATCTTCTTAGAAACGCTGTAGATAATTTGCTAGATACCATAAGCAGCAGGGAGACTTATCGTAGCGAAGAACACAGGATGTACGCCCAAATGAATAAACTTACGGAAGCGGGAGCAATGATCGGCTTGGCTATAGAATTACTAACATCTAATATCCGTCATAGTTATGGAGAAATTAATTTTGAACGACATCCAAGACCTGTGGAGGTGGAGGGAGAGGATAAACATTGATGACCTCAAAGAGGATCCTATGGCTGAGGATATGCCACTCTATTTCCCATGCGCTGTTATTTGGCATGTTGATTATGGGGGGCATGACGCTGATAATTATATATGTTATGGATTTGTTTATGTAGCAGAAATATTAGGGATATGAACATTAAAAAACAGATAATTCTTGACGATAAAGACTATGAGCGATTAGTGCACGATGCTAATATCGGTGATGATGAGATAAAAAGCAGAATCGCAAACGCTCTAACCACTGATATGGTATTTAGTTTCGATTTTGATGTAAACAAAAAAGTTAC